TCTGCCAAAGTCCTATAAATATATGTAGCCTATCACTAAAAACTTTTACTATAAAGGGGAAAAATGGGAACTAGAGAAAATGTTATCCACCGAGAAATATTAAAAACTTTAAGGTCTTACGGCGGTACATGGATTAAGATACATGGTAATGCCCAACAAGGTGCTGGTATAAGCGATATAATTGGCTGTATCAATGGAAGATTTGTGGCTTTTGAAGTCAAGAGACCAGATGGATCTCATGGATTAAGTCCAAGACAAGAATTATTTTTACAGAAGGTTTCAGATTCTGGTGGAGTAGCGGCTGTAGTTACCAGCCCACAAGAGGTAATAGAAATCCTAAAAATAAAGGACCTATTATAAAAGGTCTATAAGTAAAGCCCAACCTTATTCCTTTGGACTTTACTTAATATTTATAACCGCTTTTCTTTTTCTTGCGGTTTTTTCTTTTTTTCTTACTTGGCAATTTGTTTCTTAGCAAATTCTTTGATTACAACTAGAGCCGCACCTCCGCCTGAAATGGCAGCTATTTGTAATGCACTTGCATCCAATCCAACTAAAGGACTGATTGCTAAAGCCCCAATAAAGGCTTCCACAAAAGTCCAAATAGTTTTTTCTAGCATATCTTTTAATTCTTCCGACACATTCACCCCCTTTATTCGATAACTCCATGCTTCATTCCAAAAGGTATAATCTTTATCCTTTTTAAATGTTCCGTCTTTGTTCCTTCCACGATATTTCTCAAACAATTATATCACCTCTATTTTATTTACCCTATCTTTGGAAACTAAACATGTTAAGGTCCCGGGATCCGAGACCAAAGCATGAGTATTCTCTGCCCATCTACTTCCCCCATCCATAGAAGGAGCTTGTAGAAATAAAGTATTATACTCTTGGACAGCAGACATGTGGTGGAAATGTCCTGATAACAAGACATCACAACCATCTGCTGGTAACTTAGCTAATGATTGTAGGGCTAACCATTTCTTCTGCTTATCAAAAGATACAGCTCCTCCTGACCTAAATTGATGACCATGAGCAAACACAAATTTGTTTCCTCTTATCTTTGTTACCACAACTAATTCATCGTTAGGTATTTCAAATTTTACATGCCCATAGGCTTTTTTATTCTGAGATAAAATAGCCTCTAATATTTCAAATACATGAACATCCCAGTTATCACCAAAGGTAGTAAAAGCTTTACCATTCTTTCTTACCTCCCCATGATTTCCAGGGACACATGATACGGTAATAGAATTAAATAGTGGTGCCCATTCTTCTAGGCATTTTAATAATAAGGTCCAAGCCAATCTAACTTGATTCCTCATATCTAAATCTACTGAGAAAGTTTGCATGGCATAATGACCTTCACAACCTTCTACCATATCCCCTAAACCTACAATATATAAATCATCTATTTCATGACCATTTGATTTTAGTTCCTCTATATGAACCTTAAAATCATCAATCATTTTTAGTATTCTTTTGGTAATCATTTTAGTACCTCTACCATCTGACTTACCTAACTGCCAATCTGATAGGGCAACAACTAGAGTGGAATCACCTTTAATAACTTTTTTGTGAGGTTTATGATTTTTAACCTCTTTAATAATGTCATCATAATAATCCTTTTTCTCTGGTATTTTTTTGATTAACCTTAATTTGTAGTAGTGTAACTTTTCTACATGACTACCCATATTAGTATCCCAACTTCTTACTTCTACTGGGTCTAATATATAATAGTCATCAGGATCCAACCCTAAAGATTTGATATGTTTATCTATATCTGGATCCACACTTTTCTGTGTGCTTAACTCTGCTCCCTCATTACTACTAATGCTATACCTCCTGGTCCTTCGTAACCACTTGGTGGTGACCATGATTTGAATTGTAAATCCTCAATCCTCACAGTTGCCACTGGATTACCATTTGGTAAATGACTACCTGGGTCTTGGAACTTGATTATTCTACCTGTTCTATAAATATCCATTAAATCATTTAACCTCTCTTGACTATAGCCTGCATGTCCAAATGCTTGGCCATTGTTTGATACCATTGTATCATATAACATTATAGGAACAAAGTATCTATACCTTCCAGGTACTTTAGGTTCTGCTCTTACTCTCCACTCTAATAACTTAGGGGTAGCAGTTGCACTTGTGGTTTTTAATATAAGTTTTAATTCAAACCTTGAAATATCTACATCTATAGCTTGTTCAATAATACCATCTACTCTATGGGTTATTACAGTATCAGCCTCAAAATCTGATAATAAAACTTCATAAGAACCAGTTACATCCTTTTTAATTTCTACATCAAACAAGCCAGTACCTTTAAGCATGGCGTCAAACCCTCTTAATGTTTTAACTTCAAATGTACCATACCTAACTTCTCCTGTTTCAAGATTACCACTAGATACATAATTTGTGGCATGTTCTTTAATTAATCTACTATCACCAGTACCATTATTTACAGAAAATAATAGTCTACTTCCAAATTGGGCTACGCTAGTTACCTCACCTTGAATAGCATACATAAGGTGGCTTGAAAAAGCGGTGCTAGATAAGTCTATTTTACCTATACCAGAATATGTTCCGTCAAATTTTGTCCAGCCAAAATAAGCATAATCACCATCTAATTCTATTGCCTTTACTTCATAATTTAAATCTTCCTCACTAGATACTAATAAAGAACTAACTTCAAGGGATCCACTTTCATCAACTATTGTGGCTAACCTTACTCCTTTACTTGTACCTATTACTAGAGCTTGACCTAAGTAACCTTTAACTTCATGTATTACTTCTCCCTCAGGGGCTTTATACACACTTATAGGGGCTCCTAGAGTAGAAGTGTTCGCATACGCTAAGTCTTGGGTGGTTAATCTGGTAGCGTAAATCTCTGAAGTTTCACCCGCATAACCAGATACATATATAGCAGGACCTGATTCTGTTATAGCTGACCAAGTCCAATCTACAGTTCTATGTGTGAAGAAAGGATCTGGCGCATCCGTAGTAGTTAAATCTACTTCATATAATCCAGCGTCCTTACCAGCCATTAATCTACCTTTTACAAAACCTATTATTTCTGGATCCAAATTATTTGCTAATGAACCTTCACTAGCCCAACTACCAGAATCTATATCGGCTTTTCTAATATTATTTGTACCTGTCCAACATACATAAATATCTTGACCATCGGTTGTAATTGATACAATATCTTGACCACTTCCAGGTCCGCTTAAATCTGTTGCTGTATAACTACCATCCACAGTTGTGGCTCTATATAATGAACCATCTTTTGAATAAAATATGTATCCCCCTGCCACAAACCAATTTAGGTCATCACCAGAACCATTAGCCACACTATCGGTATCTTTCAATAAACTTATTTGTCCATCTGTCCATATATCTATGCCTCTACTTTGTTTAAATGAAAATCTATTGGATTCGGGGGCGTCAAAAACATCTTGGCCTCCGCCTTGAAGAAATGAATGTTGGGCTCTTGTCCACCATTGTTCAAGCGATTGTTCACCTGGTTCATTGGAGGTATCAAATTTTTGTTTCTGGACTCCAATAGATTGAACTGTATAAGACCTATATTCAAATGGGGCTTCATCTTCTAATGTGCTTAATAAATAACCATCACCATCTATACCTACTGACCATAAACCACCAATACCAACGATTGCAGTAAATTCCTCATAAGATAAATCATAAGGTATCTCTTGATTTAATTCAGATTTAGCCAATTAAAAACTCCATCTAGGTTTATAAGAGACCTTATTTTTACATTTAGGGTTTTTACAACTAGTTTCCGTATCATAATCTATGTATGTTACTTCAGCCCCTTCAGTTTCTATAGCATCCGCAATTTTTTTATATATGGATTTATAAGCATTAACAGAAGAACCTATAAACCCATCAGGTTTTACAAGATTACTTTCTTGGGATTGTCCTACTATAAGGCAACCAGAGGTATGTTCATCTGTATTTCCTGTATGCCATAGGATATATTCAAACCCTGGTACATCTTGTACCCAAATCATACCTTTATGAAAATTATATTTCTTTTTATACTTTTCATGAAAGCCCCCTACTGTTCTAAGTTTTAACTTATATGTACCGGCGGGGATCCGGGTTTCGTGCATTACCTTGGTATCTCTCTTTTCATCCTCTAAAGTGTAACATAAAAAGGACTTTGTATTGTCTGGATTTATTTCAAATAATATACCTGAAGTACTATCTTCTTGGGTACTTATCCTTAGTACTTGATATTTTTTCATTATTCCTCCAATAAGGTTTTTAATACTTTACCCATAATTAATCCTAGCAGAACAGCCGCAATTAGTACAACTATTTGGCTATATTCATTATCCATTATAAACATACTATTCTGGTTCTATCATGATACATTCGCCTGGACATTCTTCTGCTGATTCAATAACATCTTGTAATAATCCTTCAGGAATTGTGGCAATACCTTTAGCTCCTTCTTTATTTCCTTCTGAATCTGCGTAAATATGGTCTCCGTCTTTGACAT